TCCCGCGCCTGACGTTCTGCCTCATTTGCCAACTGGGCGTTTGTCCCAAAGGTCACTTGGTCAATGAGACTGATGTTTACACCGGGGATCTTATTCAACACACCGATAAAGCCGTTTATAATCCCAATCGCACCGTTGACCATATTCTGCAAGATCATCAAAACGGTTGCTCTCATGTTACCCATAAAGTTGGCAATTGCCGTACCGGCCGTCATCATGCCCAGCTTCATCTTGGCCCATAGGTCGAGCACCCAGTAGACCCCTGTGAAAAATCCAATTTTCACCCAGTCCCAAGCGGTCAGAATCGCATTGACTACGACGAGCCACGCAATGCGTAAGCCACCGATCTGATTAATCCACGCCACGATTGCCGCAATGATAGCTCCAACGACCAAAAGGATAGGCCCCAAGGGCGACGCCCACAGGGCTATATTTTTCGCCCAAATCGCACCCGTTAAAATTGCCTTCTTGATCGTCAGTATTACTGTGATAATCTTCCACAATGCAAGCGCCCCAACAACGCCCATAATAATAGGCCCAAGGATAGACCAGTGTTCCGCCATAAAATTGGCAAGTCCGGCAACTACTTCAAACACCTTTAACGCAACATCGGCAACAACCACAAGCGCACCGATAGCGTTTTGGGCAAACACCTGAAAATGTGGGCTGTTCGCAATGTCATTGATCCGCTGTAGGATGGGCTGGAACGCCATTAGCGCTTGGTTCTTCATTGATGTCCACACTTGACCAAATGTCTGCGGCATGTTTCCAAACTCCCTGCTTACATCTTCCGACGCGGCGAGTATGGAGTTGCGAATCACGTCGGCGGTGATTAGCCCCTCCGACGCAACGTCTTTGATATTGCCCACACAGACATCTAGATAATCGGCAATCATTTTGACCACCGGCATAGATGATGACATAATGGCGTTAAGATTTTGCCCGCGCAATTCTCCTGCTGCCAATGCCTGAGTCAAGTTGAACATCGTCGAATCAATCCCGGTCTGACTTGTACCGGCGACCGCAAAGTTTTTGTTTAGCGTTTCGATCATTGCGATCAATTCGCCGTTGTCGTTAAATGCGTGTCCGGCATGTGTCCCAATCTTTGCGATTGTATCCGCCGTCGCCTGAAATGGAGCCCTAGATCGTTGCGCGGAACGGAATATATCGTTTTGGAGCTCTGCCGTAGTGCGCAAGCCGTCATTCATAACATTTAGCCGCGCAGTCGTGAGCGTCATCGCATCTGAGAGCCCGATAACGTTCCTTATTCCAAGCGCCGTCGCAACCGTGGCCACTATACGTTTCATACCTCGGTGCAACCCATCGGAGGCAATCTCTCCGCGCTTTATACTGTTGTTAAAATCGTTCTGCGCATGGATATTTTGGCGAATTTCCGGCTCTGTCCGGTCGAATGTGTTGTTTAGGCGCTCGGCAGCGGCTCTGGATGCGTTGATCTGCTGCTCCACTTCCGAAAACGGCATAGACCGATCTAAAAACTCCGATGTCGTTTGGAGTGTGTCAAATTCGCCGGTCAGCGCACCCACTGACTGCGCAATGTCTAGGATCGGACTTGACATATTATCAAGTAAAGAAAGTCTAGCCGCTATCGTGCTCATCGTTCCGCCTTTCTGCAACAGCAAAGCGGCAACGAAATCATTACCGCCTTGCGTTCTTTCTTATGTTTGCTGCTTCTTTTTCGTCATGTTCAAGTTTCAGATCCAACGAGGCATAATAGAATGCCCGTACTTCCAACTCACTCTCAAGCCATTCGTAGATTTTGGAGGGAGACCAGTGTAATTTGTGGATTGCATAATGCAAAAAGCTTGCTTCGGGGTCCCCCTCCTTGATTAGTTTTTTGCTTCTTTGATTTTATCAGACATCGAAATGTCGAGTCCGCTATGCTGCTGGATGAACATGAGTAGGCCATGATGCTCTCCGGTGGCATCCAGCATTTCTTCCAACAATGCCTCCGGCGTTTTAACGCCGTAGCTGTCTTGGAGTTCCGCATCATAGAGATCCGGAAACACAACAGAGGCCGCCATCAGCTTTGCGGTGTATGCGTCCACATCCGTTTTCTCCCGGAACACGCCGGGCTTTCCCGTCACCGGGACTTCAGTCGTGCAAGACTTCCGAAGCCTCTTGTCTTCTGTCGTCGGCACAGCCCGGATCTCCCACAAAAGGGGATCCCCTTTTTCATCACAGAAGTCTTGAGACGCCGGGAAAAAGGCATTTTCTTTTATAGCCTTATTTTTCTTCAAAAAAGCATCCATTCTAGACATAATTAAACTCCTTTTAAAATGTATTTACATGCCGGGCAAGTCATTGAACTTCTCAGGCATATCCCACGACTCAAACATTCCAGACAAATCTTCATCAAGAATTTCTTCTCCGGCCTGAAACTTTGCAAGGATGACAGAATCAAATAGACAACCTCTATGGATAATTGTCTGCCGCCCCACCGTCGTACTCGGGTCTTCGTTCGTCACTTGAATTTCAAAGTGTGGAAGGACCCCCGTTTTCTGGTATTCATCTGCGACAGCTCGCAGGTGTGACTGGTTATAGTGCGCCTTTCCGCTCCAAGTCCCTTTCCCGCCTGCTGCCTTATGGCCCATACCAACCTTTCCCAAAATGGGGACATCGACAATGTTCACATCCCATTTAGACTCGAACTCGGTCAGTGTCATGAATGGGATCCGCCGTCCGTTGATCGTCATAAAACACGAGGCAAGGCTACCATAAACAGCATCCATCGTGTCCATTATTACATTGTTTGGCATTTCTTTCACACCTCTTTCCTTATGCCACGGTGACGGTCATGTACAGCTGCGCCATGGCATTTACAACCGTAATTGCATCCGTTACCACGACGGCTTGTTTCGTGTCACCTTGCTGGACAGTAACATCTTCACCGCTGAATTCCTCAATCGCTCGAATCGTCTGTAGCTCCTCGTGATGGCTCACGATATCAGACCACAGGCTAACCCGCCCGTCCGCATCGTTGGGGATACTCCCCAAATATTTTGTACTGAAAAGAACCGCAATATCGTTGGCGATCTGATCAATCACTCGAATTGTTTGATTTTGCTTAAAATCATCGCCTTTTTCAGCCGTGGTAGTAACTAAGCTGTTGATATCAGCCAGCACACGAATCTCTGTTCCCACGCGGTGAAAAACAAACTCACCGTTTCGGATTGCCGCCTCAAGTTGTCTCTGGGTAAATCCCACATCAAGCGAAAGTTCCCCGTCGTATCTCTTGTTTAAGGCCGATTGGTTCACTGCTGTTCCGGCCATCATGCCCGTCACCCAATATACCGCACTATAGGGCTTGGCATCCGTAACGCTGTTCGATACATTGACAACGCCCTCGTGGTCGGCGGGGCAACGGTATGTGACGCACTGGAACTTCACACCCTGCTCATCCCGCATACGCTTTGTAAATGCAGCAAACAGGCCATTTACTACAGGATCATCTGAGGGACACCCGATTGCGTTGAATGCGTATCCCTCTATCAGGTCCAGATAGTTTTGATAATCGCCGTTTGTCAAGACAGGCGCTACGCCGCCAGAAAGGGCCAGCCCCGCCGTAAGTTCCAGCGTTGCATCCTTAACCCAAATAACAAAGTCATTGTCCGTAAGGTCTGCCGCCGTCAGCACGGTCTGAGAATCTACTCGTACAGTATCTAAGTACAGCAACACATCAAACCGAGCGCTGTCGTCCGCATTTTGAGCAACGACGATTTTCAGGTCGTCACCTCTCGTGCCAACGTATTTCGCTGTTGCGTACTTGTTGGCTGCCTTTGCGCCGCCGGAGCCGCGCCGAAATAAATATGCCCGCTTGGTATTCCGAAAGAGTTCGCGCAGCTCCTGCATTTTGGGTGAATAAAAACCATGGCCGAACAACCTCCGGCTATTGCGCTGAAAATCACTCGCCTCAACCTCAAACACTTCATTCAGCGGCCCCCAAGCGATGCCGTTGTCAACGTTAGGATAAAATTGTAAGAAACCGCCGAACAAATAATGTAGGAAATCGGCGGAGAGTAGATGCCAAGTAGGTGTGGCTAATCCTCCTGCACAAAGAGTGCGTTGACAATGTGCTGTTTTTGTTTCATATACTCTTTTCGTTCTTTGAGACGATAGCTCTCACCCTTGATGTTAATGACCGTACAGTGGTGCAAAACCCGGTCAAGAATAGCTGATGCAATAGTCATGTCAGCAAAGACTTCGTTCCATTGCGAAAAGGGCTTGTTGGATGTGAACACAGTGGACACTTTTTCATAGCGCCTAGTAATGAGTTGAAAGAAGAGGTTGGCGCCCTGAATATCCATAGGAAGGTAGCCGATCTCGTCAATGATGAGCAACTTGTATTTGGCTAAGACCCTGAGCTTGTCCGGCAATCGGTTTTCAAAGTGTGCCTTTTTGAGTTGCTCAATTAGGGTGTGGCAGTTGATGTAGTAGGTAGAGCGCCGATGTTTAGCCGCTACCATGCCCAATGCTGACGCAAGATGCGTTTTCCCGACCCCGGGCGGCCCCAAGAATATGATATTTTCAGCATTGTCTAG